AAGGTTCAAGCTTTGTAAAGATTCAAGGGAAGAACATCGGAAAGAATTTCAAACGGGATGATGTTGTCACGCTTTCAGGCTTTACGCAGTACACGGAGACACTGAATGCCACTAAAGCAATAAAGGAGATAGGCAATGACTTTATTGTCATTTCCGCAGTAGATGAAAACGGTGCGTCTCTAAGAAGTATCACGGAAGAAAGCGGAGTAAAGATTGTTCGTGCTGTTCCCGATATGGACTATGTTTGTGAGTTTAACAATCGCTTGTGGGGGTGCTCTAGTAAGAATCATGAAATCTATGCGTGTAAGCTTGGAGACCCGACCAACTGGAACAGTTTCCAGGGCACGGCGGCGGACAGTTATGCGGTGTCTGTCGGGAGTGACGGGGATTTTACAGGGGTTATCAGTCAACAAGGCTATGTTGTGTTCTTTAAAGAAAACTACATCCATACGATTTACGGCACGAAACCTTCAAACTTCAGCCTTGATACCGTAGAAGCAAGGGGAGTAATGAAAGGGTGCAGTGCTTCCCTTTGCCATGTGAATGAAGCTGTCATGTATGTAAGCCGTGACGCAGTGATGATATATCAAGGGGGAATGCCTGAATCGGTATCGGACAAGCTGAAAGTTAAATGGAATCATGCTATTGCGGGGCAGTGGAGAGGAAAGTATTACGTTTATTTGCAAAACGACAATCAAGGATCTATGTATGTCTTTGACCTTAAAAATCAGCTGTGGATAAAAGAAGCGGACATAGAAGGAAAGATATACAGCCTTGTAAACGCTTCAGGGAATCTTAATTCCACTTATGAAAAGCCTGTAAATAGCAAGTACCCTATTTATACAAGAGACACAAAGGCAGACGATGTGCAGGACGATGACAGTGCGGAATGGTATCTTGAGTCTGTGTATTTGGAAGAGGGCACGCTTGACAAGAAGAAGGTGCGTTCTCTCCAGTTTAACATTGAATTAGAGCCGGATGCAGAATGCACCGTGTACGTTCGCTATGACAATGAGGAAACATGGAGAAGAGAAGCGTCTATTACAGCGGATAAGCGGAATACCTATCTTATTCCTGTGAAGCTTAAGCGTTGCGAGAGATACCAGTATAAACTTTCAGGACATGGGAAATTCATCTTGTATGGCATGAGTAAAACGATAGGGAAAGGGAGCGAACGATGAGCGTTTTTATTGTTCCGAAAATCACGATAGGAGAGATTAATAACCTTGATAAAGTGAAGCTGTATCTTACGGAGTTAAACAAGAAAATCCGCTTTCTATCGGAGAATGTGGACGGGGATAACATCGTACCGTCTGAATACAAGAAGTTTTATCAAGACGAGGAAAAAGCGGTAGAGCTTGTTCATTCAATGGACGGGTTCACGCTTGCTATTGAGAACCGGGAAGAGTCCGCAAGAACAGCTATAGAGCAGAGCACAAGGGCACTGAACCTTTATACAAGTAAAGAGAATCTTTTAAACGAGATAAAACTTTCCCCTGAAAAGATAGTGATAAACGGGAGCAGTTTAGAGGTGAATTCAAAAAACTTTAAACTGGACAAGGCGGGAAATCTAAGCCTTACAGGAACAGTGACGGCAGAGAGCGGGAGTTTTGGAAGCTTTCAGATTGCACATGACGGGCAGGGAGCATATTTAACGGGAGATACGATTTCCGCTTGCGGTTTAGGCGGTACAACAATAAACGTAAGAAATTCACTTAGTATAACAACTTATGACGACATCACAGATTGCTATATGGATTTGCAAAATTGCAATGTAGAAGTAACGGAGAAAACCTATTTCGGATGGTTCTATTGCGAAGATATACGATGTAATTCTGTACAGGCTAATTGCGGCTCATGTTCGGATATTGCAGTTGATAGAACTCTTTCGTGCTATGACGTATGGTCTGATAATGCTGGTATTGCGTGGAGTGACAGGCGAATAAAGAAGGATATTAAGCCGATTGAAAACGCCTTAGATTATATTCTTTCCTTGCGCCCTGTTTCCTACAAACTAAAGAAATTTGAGGGAATCCATTACGGATTAATTGCACAGGAAGTATTAGAAGGGGGAGACCCTTATGGAATCGTAGATACAATGGAGAACGGATACTATGCCATAAGTTACGGAAAATTAGACGGCGTACTTGTGAAAGCAATGCAGGAATTAAAGGAGTTAAGCGATGATTTATAAAGCGGATTCGCCCGAATCTATTCATGAGATAAAAGATGTGGAAGGGCATATAACGAGAATTAATAGAGCAGTGCAGAATGTCTTTTCTTCTTTAGATCCTGACGATAATTTTTCCGCAGATGAACTTATGCGGTACGAAGAGACAAAGCACAATCTTACTTTACTGGATATGGGATTTGGCGGTCTTTTTTCCAAGGTGGAAGAGACAGAGAACAAGATAAAGTCTGAACTTAAGGTATCGGAAGACGGGATAAAACTTCTTGTAAGTAAAGGCGATGTAGCGAATCAAATCAACCTTTCTAGTGATACGCTGGAAATTAAGGGAAACCGACTGGAAATAAATAGCCCTAACTTTGTTGTGAACGATACTAGAGCTGTAGCACGAGGGGAAATAGTAGCAACCGGGGGGAGTATTGCAGGATGGGAGATTAAAACAGATGGTAACGGCGGTTCATCGTGGTACGGAAACAACAACTCTAGAATTAATGCAAGAAATGTAATTGGGCGGTACGGAGAAGCGAAAGAAATTAACGCTTATGGTGATGTGTATATCAATGCAACGCCTAAAGGAAATTTCGAGGACATCACGTTAAGAAATACAAAATTCAAAGGGAGCTTTTCATGCAGTGCCATTAATTCATCGGGCAGATTGATTTGTGCCAATATGCAACTATTCACCACACAAAGAGGGTATCACGAAGCGATTCCTACAAGCCCTACAAAGATAAAAAACAGAAAAGAAGCACAGGAAGAGTATGACGAATCAGCTGTAAATCCTAATAAATACAGGCAATACAATAAAAATGAGAGTCCTATGGGTGGACTCGTTGTAGGGAATAATATCGAGTGCTACGATGTGAGGTCTGCATTAGCAGGTGTTTCATGGAGTGATAGACGGTTAAAAAAGGATATTCAAAAAATAGAAAAGGATAAAGCCTATAAGTTACTTGATGAAATAAAGCCGTGTACATTTATCTACAAAAAAGATGGAGACAAGGCTTCAGGATTTATAGCGCAGGAAACGCCGAAAGAGTATCGGTATAAAATGAAAAACGGCTTATATGGTCTTAGGTATGAATCTATTATGTGTTGCCTTGACGGCGTATTAAAGGACATGGGGGAAAGATATGGAAGAGATGGATAAGGTAAAAGCCTTGCTTGTGCAGAATCAGAAAATTATCCGTTATGCTTCTGAAAATATTTCCCTTAAAGATTCTTTCTCGGATGAGTTCATAAAAGAATATGGCGAATTGCGAGGGAAAATTTCAGAATATGAGGTTAGTCTTGAAGGGATAAGATACCGCATTAAGGGAATAGAAAACAATATTGAATCCAGTGTAAAGCTTCTTTCCGATACGCTTTCTCTTTCCGTAAAGAAAACAGACGTTGTAAAGGAATTAAATACAGAGTTATCCGCAGGAAAGGGGATAAAGCTACAAGGCGAACGATTTAAGGTAGATACGGAAAGATTCAAGGTAAATGAAGCGGGGATTCAGTTTAAAGGAGAAGTAAATGCTACAACAGGAAAGTTAGGCGGTTTTCTTATCAGCGGAAATACTTTAATCGGAGCACCGAATACGTCTATAGGTGCAGGAACAATCAATACCGCATACATGACGATGACGGGAGCAAGTGCAAACAATATCGATTGTAATCCCGATGACGTGGAAGGAAAACGAGTTGTATGGACATCCGACAGGACGATAGACAAAGATGCAAAGTCGGACAGTACAACGTCATTCAGGGGGGAAATGAATGTTTCAGGAACTATCTTTGCAAAATACGGCTGGAATCAGCAGATAGACCCTGACGGCGAGAAACATGGAACAGACTTTAACTTTAACTTCTCCATGATAAATGTTACGCAGAATTGCTCACTAAGAGGAGCTAACGGAAGTATAACGCCTGCAAACCGTGCAAGGTGTTCCGAAATTATATCAAATAAAACAGGGGATTCATGGAGCGACAAACGACTAAAGGAAAACATAGAGGAGATAGACGGAGAAAAAGCACTTGCACTTTTTAGTAAGATTCAGCCTGTAACATACACACTTATAAAAAGCGGGAAGGAAGGAACGGGATATATAGCACAGGATTTAAAGATGGCACTGGATAGCCTCGGATTTAGTGGAATTGTGGAAGAATCTAACGGCTATTACGGCGTAAGGTACGAGGAACTAATACCGTTCCGCATTAAGGCAATACAGGAACTTTATAAAAGAATTACGGAAAGGAAGGGAAAGAATGGAGATAAAGGAAAAGGACTTGTTAAAGGCAACGGAATTACTGAATAAAGTATCCATTACAGGGATTTCAAACATGGCGAATTTCGTCACAGCCTATCAACTGCTTACAGGCATGGCAACGGTAGAGGAAAAGGAAGGGGGAAAAGATGGCACTAAGTAATTCTATTGTGGATTATCTAAACCAAAGAGGACAGGGAAGTTCATTTAAAGCGAGACAACAGCTTGCGAGCCAAATGGGAATGACAGGCTATAGAGGAACGGCAAGCCAAAATACGAGCCTTTTAAATCAGCTTAGAAATAGTGCGGGACTTGGGGGAAACAATACGCCTTCTGCAAATGTAACGGCAGGGCTGAATACTGCAGGAGCGCCAAGCGGTGGAGCAAGTGCGACAATGACTTATTCCTCCTCGTCTTCCCGCAGCGCAGGAAATTACCCGGAAAGAAAATACAGCCCGTCTAAGCAGGTGACAGACGCATACAACGCCTATAGCGCAAGGCTTTCCAGAATGCCCGATGATTATAGCGAGTCTGATGAAGTGGAAGGAAGAAGAGAACAGCTTAGAAAGGTAGAGGAAAATCGCCCGGATCCGTTTAAGAGTAAGTATCAAGACCAGATTTCCAATCTACTCGATGGAATCTATAACCAGAAGAAATTCTCGTATACGGGAAAAGACCTGCAGAATGATGACATTTACAAGATGTATGCGCAGAGATATAGCGATTCGGCTCGCCGTGCTATGCAAGACACAATGGCGAATGCACAGGCGCAGTCGGGGGGCTATGGTTCGTCCTATGCGGCGCAAGTGGCACAACAGTCCTACGACAACACTATGGCAGGACTAAATGATAAGGCTTTAGATTTTAGAGACAGAGCATATCAGATGTATCGAGATGACCAAGCGAACCAGTATAACAAGCTTCAGGCATTCCAAGGACAGGACAACACCGATTACGGAAGATATAGAGATACCGTGACCGACTGGCAGAATGATAGGAATTACTACCTAAATGCCCTTAATGGAGAAAGAGCGCATGACCTGAATGTATATAACGCCAATACATCGAATTACTGGAACGGCACGAACCATCTGGCGGGGCAGTATAACGCTGATAGAAGCGCAGACATGAACACCTACAAGATGGACAATGACAATCTGAATTTCGATAGAGAAATGGCGATGAAAGAAGAGCAGTGGGCGAAGGAATATGCCATGAAGCAGGAAGCACAGGCACTTGATAATGAACTTGCAAGACTGAACATCGAAAAGACGAAACAGGCACTTGCAGGAATGGTGGCAGGTGGAAGCCGTGGCGGGGGCGGCGGGGGGGGGAGGAGGGGGAGGAGAAAAAAAGGAAAAAAAAGAGAGGGTTACAAAGACTACGGAACTAAAACCTATGGCAAGACCGGACGGACACTTAGAAATGTGTTTGACATGATGTATGCCGCAGAACCGGATTTTAATAGTGGTGCGAGCAATGTGACCGCGCAGCCTACATTAGCCAAGAATGCCAATACAGTATTGAAGGCAATCTATGATATGGATGGCAAAAACTACGACTTAGATACAATGCCGGACGATCCGTATACATACATCATGAGGAATGCCGCAAGAAAGAGCAGAAAAAATTTTGGCTTTTAAATAAAAGGGGGAAAGAATGGGAAGATTAAGT